GCAAGAAGTTAGCAAAGAATCGCTCAACACTTTCGGCGTTGTGGCGACTCGGTCGATTCCGAACCGCACCTCTGACAGAGTCATCAGACGTCGTCATGACCTCAAGGTCACTGAGATCAAACGTGATCATTGACATGATTATCTTAAGACCAACGGCAACCACTGTCGTTATCAGCGCAGCCCCGAGTGCACGAATACCTTGTTGGATGTGCATGTAGTTCTTGATGGCGATGCAGGGTTTCCGCTCCTTCCCATGTTCGACTTGGGCAATCTGTATCTCAAGCTTGACATGAGTCTCACCTAGAACAAAATCCTGAGGTGCAACCGTCCACCGGTAGGTATCCATGCGCTGTATTGATGACGACAGTACAAGTGAAGTTGAACCCGTTACGCGTGCGACTGCAAGAGTTGCCAGGCTCATGCACTCTGGGTGCATGTGACCGCAGAAGAACTCTTTATCCTCAGACCGCGTGACACCTTGTTTACGCAGAATGCCACTGAAGACGGTCGCAAATTTCGAGAACTTTTCGGGGTCTTGCATCGCATCCGCTTCCTCAGCATCCGAGTAGACGCTGACCATGCACTCTGACATAAACTGGAAGACGCGCATTGCCATGTACATCTGTGCGATCTCACGATCCTTAGACTTACTATCTTTCGGGTGTATCAGGAACATGTTCACTATGACCGGACCAATGGCCAGCTTGTAACACAGCTGGTAGATTGACAGTGCACCCCCAACGGCATCTAACAATGTTTTTAGATTGTCGGCGACTCGACTTGATTTTATCGGGAACTTGAACGGCTCATCGCTGTGGCGTACCGTGATGGCATGGTGATCACTTAATAGGCCGGTCAGTGTCATTTTTGTTGGGTCCTGTCGCATCCCCGCTAGCAGTGACTTTGACGACAGTGCAGCTAATCCTATGAAGGCAATGTGGTTGTAATGGGGGATCTTCGGCATGCTCGACATGAAGTCTTCGAAGTCACCTTGGCCAAGTTGGCTCTTATGCGCTCGCCTCAGATAGCTAACCTGTTTCTCAAGGCAATCGACTAGTGTGGGCCGTTGTTCAACTTCCATGACCGCACCAGCGACGAGCTTTGCCATGCAGGCCTGTGAGTGTTTACACTGTCTCATGTGCCACTGCGTGAATAAGGCCATGTCCTTCTCTATGGCAATGAACCGCATTGGCAAGCCGAAGAGAGGCGTTTTTGACAAATCAGGTACGATACCTGAGCAATAACGCTCGCGAACGACGCGTAGGAAATACGCATCGGGGAAGCTGAGGAAGTTCGTCACGCGCTTTGAAATTTTATTGACAAGACCAGCAACATCACCTGATGTTGATATGCGACAAAGTGTGAGGAAACGCATGTCGCCCATGAGGCTGCTCGTCTGCCAGGAGGAGTAACGTATCATCGCCAACATGCGGGATAGGGACAGAATGATCGCAGGACGCTCCCGTGGTGTCGTATTTGCAAGTGTTCCCATTATGAGCGTCAGGAAGCGGTAGGGTAGCACTAATTGATACTGCAGATCATTTGCTGACATCTTAATGGTCGGAGACTGCCAGATGTCGTTCGCCTCGTCTATGAGCGACCACTTGCCACATGACTCGATGGGCTCCCCTGCAACATAATAGCACACATACCATGTCGCTGCCCCTGCTTTGTGCTTGGACCAGGCGACACCTGCATGGTTATGTTTGTCATAGAAATGTCCCGACCGGCCAGTTATTTTCGAGGCCAACACCGATTCTAAGTAAACTGACTTGAAAATATCGATCCGCATTAATGCCTCGAATGTTCCTTGATTATACGGGCTATGGAACTGCTCCGGGATTGTACCATGGTAATCTGACATATGCAGCAGTTCGGGCGTTGGGTCACGTTCGTAATCGAAGGTGTGATAACCAGACTTGTTCTTTGGGGCTGAGGTGAATGGGAACACCACTGCCTCACGGAGAACTGACCCGCGATCTGTGCGACCAGGCAACACTCTGAAAGGGGCAGGCAGGTATCGATTGCCGTCTATCAGCTTGGAATATCTCCGAAGTGCACTGGTTATTGCCCCTGCGTCGAAGTGGCCAAGGTAGCAGTTTCGCTCACTGACGGGTTGCTTCGATAAATAAGTTGCATACTGCTGACCGACACCGTCGAAGAAGTCGATCCGAGTTTGACGCGTTAGTGAATGAAGCTCGGCTATCTGCTTCGTATACGGTGATGCACCCTGGTTCAAGGCAGAATCCGTA